CACGCCAGCGGCAAACACGAACAACAACCTCCACACCCTTATCGCGGGAGCGACGCAGGGCGATGTGGAAGCGTTCGTCAATGGAACAAGCGCGGGAACCACAACCCTGTCCAGCGGTATTTCAGCAGGCGGGACAATCGGGGGTTCAGGCTCTGACTACCTCAACGGCTTTATACAAGAGGTCGTCGTTTACTCCAGCGACCAAAGCGAGCGCCGCCTTGGCATCGAACGCAACATCACAAACCACTATGACTTATGAGCTATATCCTAATCTCAGCCAACGACGACCACACGTCGCAGGAGCGCGCCGAACTCATCACCCGCGAGCTCTACAACATCACGGCCCCTGAAGCCATGCAACACGACTACCAAGCCGACGGCACCGTCTTCGGCCTCGTGGAGCACCCCGACGGGGGCGACTGGGCCATGCACATCCAAGCCGACTGGGTCATCTACTGCCATGACGACGTGGACCTCGCTCGCCTTGTAAGTGCCTTCCCTGAAGTGCCCGCCGACGAGGTGGCAAGCCTGAGCGCCTTGATTGAGTCGAGCGACAAGATTGAGTTCGCTCAAATCATCCCAAGCACCGCCACCGTCCGCGACTACGAATACATGGTCGACAACGGTTGGTTCACTGACGAAATCTAAAACCCTTAGACATGAACTTTCTTCTTAACAACTGGGCCGAGTTGGCCCTTGCCCTCTTGGGAGCCCTTGGCACCTACACCGCCCTGACTGAATCCACCAAGGACGACAAGGTCGTGGACGTATTGAAACGAATTGTGAACGCCATCGTCATGGGCCGTTCGCGCAAATCCAACAAGAAGTGAAGACGTACGACATTTTTGCCGGAATCTATGCGCAAGCCTCTGACGGGTTTTTCACGGTGAACGGCTACATCATGGGCAACAGCACCACCGAAGTCGAAGTGACAGTTCAGCCTTATGGCACGGAATACCCGGCGCCTTTGGTGACAAGCTCCGCACCCAATCAAGTGCCCGGGATTACAAGCGGGACTCCGGCAACAATCACAGCAAGCCAAACCGTCACCGGGCGCACCGCCACAAGCATCACAGGTGAAGGTAGCGGGGCGACATTCACGTATGTGAGCGACGGGAGTGGGGTCATCACAAGCATTGTCGCAGATGCGGCGGGAACGGGCTATTTGGAGAACGACCACTTGAGCATCACGACAACGCCGGCTCACGGCTCGCAGACCATCAAGTTCCGACTTGTCTTCGACAGCAACAAGGTCTCTTTGGTGGCGACCTTAGTGCATGACCGCACCAACCCGTTAGCATTTCCAGTGAAACGTGTCAAGGTCAACGGGACCACCGACCGCGATGTGTTTTTCTTGCGTGAAAGAACGTGACCAACTATGAGGCCATTTTGGAGGAGTTCGCAAGGGAAACAACCCTCGCGGCAAAACGCGAGCTTGGTTCGCGACGCATTGGTCGCAATCGCTCGTATGGTGTTGCGACGCGTGATCTTCAGAAGAGCCTTACCTTCACTCGCAAAGGCAGTCGCATTGCGTTTGGCTCTCCCTTGGCCCATGCTGGTTTCGTTCATTGGGGCGTTAACGGCACGCAGCGTTCGCGCTCTGCGCCGTACTCGTACAAGTTCCCCAACCCCAGCAAGAAGCATGTGCAAGCAATCCGACAGTGGATGCGGGACAAGCCAGTGCGATTGCAAAAAGGCGGAGGCAAGGGCTTCGCGCGTCAAACGCCGCAGGCGTTACAATCGGCGGCGTACCTCATTGCAAGGGCGATCAAAAGGAACGGCGTACCGGGGGTGAAGTACTGGACAGAAGCCTACGAGACAATGTGGCCTCGCTATGCCCAAAAGATAGCGGAAGCAAAAGCCAAGGACGCAGCTCTCGCGATTGAAGCTGTGATCGGAGGCATAACCATCAAAGCGAAATAACATGGCTGTCACGCTGACACTGGAGCCCTCCGACGACATCACTGTATGCAACCAGCATCTGCTGTATGAGCTTTTCGATTCGGCAGCTACGCCCGACCGATACATCGTTCAAGTGTTTGAAGCGGCTGACGTGTTTGCTGGTGACGGTACAAGCATCGCGAAGATCTACATCACTCCCAATGCAGTGAACAGGGGCGTGTTTGACTTGTCGGACATCGTAGGCAATCGGCTGCTTCCAGCAGAGACAATCAGCTATCAAGGCAATGAGAAGTTTGCTCACGACCTTGGATCCCTTGAGGCTCCACAGTCAACCAGCAAGAGCGTCCGCAAGTACACGGTAAAGGCTGGCGTACTCAACGGAGGCACAGAGACCTTTCCCAACAACGCGGCTGCCAATGCGTTGGTGTTCTTGATGGGGGGAGCGTTTCAAATTGCTGACGGCAGACACCCCAGCTTTGCAGAGTATTACACCGATGCCCTTGCAAACACAGCTAAGGCATGGCTGACTAATATGCCCAACAACTCGCAGGTCATTGAGAAGCATATGGCTGACGAGGATCAAGGGCGTGCCCAAATCATGCAGCACACCCTTTTGGGGGTCACGTCTTACCTAAGCCAAGTTCGGTACAACCTCTACCGACCCGGATCCAACACCGTGCTTGCAACCAAGACACTGACTGTAAGCGTGCAGGTGACATACCCCGGTGCCGTACGATATGTGCCTATGGGGCCAGCTAACCTTGCTGCCTATTTTGCATCCAGCTGGAACACCGCATGGGGGCGTGTTGAGATCACACCACTCAGCTCAGGTGGCACGCAACTCGGTGCCAAGCTAATCATTTACAAGGACTGCCGACCCATCAAGCACCAGCCCGTGCAGTTGGCTTGGACCAACACCGTTGGTGGATGGGACATGCTGCGGTTCGATGCACGCGCACCCAAGACCATCACGAAGAGCGAGAAGCGATACCGCAAGGATCCAATCGACTACCAATCCGCTGGACCCAACTGGAACACATGGGACCGAGGTACAAGTACGTTTCAGAACGAGGGCAAGATCCGCTTCACCTTGAACCACGAGCAGTTCACTGCTGACGAGCGTAACCTCCTCGAATACTGTATGCGGTCGAAGGTGGTCTACTATCGTTACGGCACGGATGCTTGGGCTCCTTGCGTGGTCGATACTAACTCACTGGTCATTGAGCCCGCTGGTTCTCGGATGTACCGCGTTTCACTGACCATTGAAGATGCAAACCCGGTGCGATGCTGAGGCTAAACGTTTCCGACACTGACCTCGACCTGTACCAAGACGAGGCGGTAAACCTCACAATACAGTTCTCCGACCTTGAGCAAATCAACAGCCCGGTCGGTTCGTTCTCGCAGACCTTCCGGGTGCCGGGAACACCTAAAAACTTGGACTTGTTTGGAGCTGTCAACCTTAGCGACCCGGCAGGGGTTAACCTCAAGACCAAGAAAGATGCAGAGCTGTTCTCCGGCTCTGTGTCGATCTTAAAGGGCTACGTGCAGGTCAAGGCTGTCTACCTTCAAAAGAAGGAATACGCAGACATAGAGCTGGTGTTTTTTGCTGGTGCCGTAGACCTAAAAACAGCGATTGGCGACGGCATGCTGACTGACCTCGATTGCAGCGACAAGGACCACGACTTGCTTTACAACTTTGTCGTTGCTTCATGGTCGGGTGTTGGCATCGGGCCTGAGGTTACCTACGGGCTCATTGACAAGGGGGCAAACTGGAACTTTGATGCGGGCGAGATCCCGTGGACTGCATCGAATGGGATGTACTTAGGGCAACTTACCCCCATGTTTCAGGCTAAGTACGTGCTGGACAAGATCATGAGCACGGCAGGGTACACCTTCGACTCGACTTTCCTTAATCAGACAGGCCTTCAGACATTCGGCAATATCTACCTGCCAGGACTCAATGGGGCAACGACTCCATTGACGACAGATGCCGACCAGTCAAATGCCCGTGCAGGTTTGGATGCTGACTTCACAGGTTCTACGCTTACCACCTTGGATCTTGTAGACAACGCCACAGGCGGACTTGATGACGGTAGCAACTGGAGCAACACGACGCACAAGTACACTGCCCCTTACACGGGCAAGTTTGCTTTGAGGCTGACCTACTCTTATAACCAAGGCGGGTTGACAAATCAAGTTGCTATACAGGTGTTCAAGAATGGTTCGACGCTTTTATTTTCCGCAGACACAGGACCGGGTACGGCTCAAAACCGACTCAAAACACAACTGGTAGACCTCGAAGAAAACGATACTATCGAGGTCAAAGGCAGGGCAATCTCCGCGGGTGTTGTCATCAAGGGCAACGACTCTACCATCTCAGGCATCCGCACCTCTCTGGAGATCATTGGCGGCTTCCCGTTCTCAGGGTTCGAGGTGGACGTGGCTCGCAATATGCCGGAGCTAAAGCAGATTGACTTCGTGACGGGGTTGCAAAAAATGTTCAACTTGGTGTTCATTCCTGACAAGAACAGGCAGAAGCACCTACTCATTGAGCCTTACGTCGACTACATCGCCTCCGGCACAGACAAGAGCTGGACAGACCTGATCGACTACGACCACGACATTGTGATCAAGCCTACCACTGACCTGCAGTCAAAGCGGTACGAGTGGACTCACAAGGCAGGTGGTGACTTCTTGAGCCAAAGCGTGGACAGTAGCTTGGACAGGGTGTATGGCAACTACCGCGTCAATGATGCCGAGAACGACTTCGCAACAGGCGACAAGAAGATCAAAACGCCCTTCGCTCCATACATCACCTCACTCATCCCGGGTAGCGAGTTCCCCATACACAGGAGCTTGAAGCAGGACGGCACGGGGATTGAGAACCCGTTGCCCATGTTGGCTTACTACCACGGGCTGGTAAACGAGTTCGGGACATGGTACCTCAGGAACGATACCGGGGTGGAACAGACCTTAACTACATTCCCCAGCTTCTCAAATTACTCTAACGACCTGCCGGAGCTGACGTCGCTCGACCTCAATTTCGGCATGGAAACGCCGTTTCTTACTGTGGAGTGCTCACCCCGCGATACACTGTTCATTAAGTACTGGTCACAGTATGTCACAGAGCTGTACAGCGAGGAAGCACGGATCATGAGCTTGCACGTTCGGTTGGACAGGGTGGAGTTGGCAGACTTTGAGTTTTCGGACAAGATTTGGATGCGTGGTGCCCGGTGGCGGGTGATCAAGATGACTTACGACGCGAATGTGGAGGGGTTGGTAAAGGTGGACTGCATCAAGGTGCTGTCAGACATTGCCTTTTGCGCCAAGGTTCCAACATCGTTGCGGGTCAGTGATAACTACCTGCTGTTCAATGGCTCCAATATCGCCAACCCTGACTACGGGTCGCAGCAATGCTGTGAAGCATACGGGTTTATGTGGCAGCCTGACAAGGTCATTGGGACATTCGTCTGCCGCCCTCGCCTTGTAACATCGCAGCCAACACCGTAAGCAAATGGAAAATCCTCGTCTTATACTTGAGGCCATCGACCTGCTCGTTGCAAGCAAGAAGCGGCAGCCCTCCCTTTGGTGGGTGAAGCCGTTGGACTTGGTGTTAACCCTTGCCTACTTACTGGCGTTTGGGTGGCTCATTTTTAACGTGATCCAATGGCTGTAACCAAGCAACAAATTATCCTTGAGTTCGATGCGGAAACTGGTCAGCTGACTGGTAAGCTCAATGACGTCAACCAGAGCGTGGAGCAGGTCAGCGACAGCACTTCGGTGTTGACGACCCAGCTCGACAAGATGACTGGCGGGGCTGTGTCGGGTTTCAAAAATGCTGCCAACGGAACCAAGGCATTTGTCACTGGACTAAAGCTAACAAGGGCTGCTATCATTGCTACGGGCATTGGTGCATTGGTCATTGGCGTGATTGCGTTGGTTAAAGCATTCACTCAGACCGAGGAGGGAGCACGTAAGCTTAAAAAGGCCTTCGCCCCTGTGCAGGCTGTGGTGGACGTGCTCATGATGCGTATTTCTGCTCTGGGCGGTGCCATTGTCAAGCTGTTTTCACGGGACTGGGAGGGAGCTGCTAAAGACCTCGGCAGGGCACTGGCTGGTAACAATGACGAGTATGCACGGCAAATCAAGCTGTACGACGAGCTGATTGAGCGTGAATTCGCGTTGGAAGATGCTCGCATAAAACAGACCGTCGAGACGGCGAGGATCCGTGCAGAGATCAAAGAACTAAACCTCGTAGCGGAGGACACCACAAGGACGATTGAGGAGAGAGAGGCGGCGGCAGCTAAGGCTGGTGAGCTGGAGCGAAACTTGTTCGAGGAGCGCAAGGCTCAGGCAGAGGAGGAACTGGCTATTGCTAATTTGCGTCTCGAGAACTCCAACACACTGACAGAGGACAGACAGGCCGTTGCAGAACTCGAAGCAGCGGTGTTCGACCTTTCCCGTGAATCGTTGGAGCTGCAGACGACCCTCAACAACAAGCTCAACATCATTCGTGAGGAGGGTGCCCGTAAGCAGCAGGAGGCTCTGACCAAAGAGATTGAGCTGATGCAGCAGACCGTGGAGCTCAACCAAGAGAGGATCAAGGAACAAGAGGAGGTCAACAACGAAACAGAGCGCGGCTTGATCATTCGCAAGGATGCGGAAACCGTCGCTACGGGCATCGTAGAAACAGAGTCACAGAAGCGACGCAGGATCCGCAAGGAGGAGTTCAGCAATAGCATTGACCTTTTGGAGGACGAGTTTAACCACAGGGCAGAACTGGCTACGGCTTCGTTTGCGGCTTTGTCGGCTTTGAACAGCGCTTTTGCGGCAGACAGCGAGGAGGGTGCAAGAAAGGCATTCAAACGCAACAAAGCCCTCGCATTGGCTACGGCTATCACTCAAACGGCACAGGGCATTATCACGCAGCTTGCTGTCCCACAGGATGCCTTGACAGGGCAGAACTTCGTCAAAGCAGCGATCGTGGCAGCTACTGGTGCGGCTCAGGTTGCTCAAATCAAGCAAAGCCAGTTTCAAGGTGGCGGAAACCTTGGTGGCAGCATCCCACGTCCCAATGAGGGCGGGGTATTCGGAGGAGCACCACAGCTCGACCTCGGATTTTTAGGTGGTGGAGCAGGACAGGATGCCCCCATACAGGCCTACGTTATAGCCCAAAACGTGAGCAACGCACAACAAGCAAATCAACAGGTACAGGACCAAGCAAACTTAGGCGGATGAAAATTGTGGAACTAATCATTGACGAGGAAGCAGAGGTGTTCGGCATCGAAGCCATTTCACTCGTAGACCGTCCCGCCATCGAGCTGGACTTCGTGGCGTTAAAGGATGAAAAGGTGCAGTTCGCCGAGATGGACGAGGACAAGCGCATCTTGATGGGCCCAGCCTTGGTGCCTGACAAGCCTATCTACCGCAAAAATGCGTCGGGGGAGTTCTACGTATACTTTTCCAAATCAACCGTGCGCAGGGCCGCAGAGCTGTACCTCCAGCATGGCAACCAAGCGCGTCACACCTTGGAGCACGAGCATGCAATAAATGGGCTCACCGTGGTCGAGTCGTGGCTCGTGGAGGACAAGGACAGGGACAAGTCAGCCGTCTACGGCTTGGACGTCCCGGTGGGCACATGGATGGTTGCGGTTAAGGTGGACAACGAGAGCATCTGGCAGGAGTGGGTCAAGGAACAGAAGGTTAAGGGCTTCAGCATCGAGGGTTACTTCGCCGACAAGATGCAGAAACAGGAGGAGCAGACAGAGATGGGCTACGACGTCGTGGATGCGGTGCTCAACCTGTTGGAGATGGAGAGCTACAGCGACTATCCTGACGCGGTTGTAAACAATGCCAAGCGAGGCATCGAGCTCAACGAGAAGGAGGGCAACAAGTGCGCGACGCAGGTGGGTAAGGTTCGTGCTCAACAGCTGTCACAGCGCAAGGCCTTGACCCGCGACACCATTGAGAGGATGGCTAACTACCTGTCGCGTGCAGAGGTGTACTATGACGAGGGAGGACCAAGCGATTGTGGGTACATCAGCTACCTGCTGTGGGGAGGTAAGGCTGGGAAGCGGTGGGCTGATGCTAAGGTGCGTGAGTTCAAAACCATGTCAGCCTTGGAACAGGTAGCGGTGGAGATCATGGCGGAGCAGTACAAGGCGGCAGAGGTCGGACCCCGTGGCGGTGTCAAACGCAGCAAGAAAGCTCCCAAAAGCGACACCCCAAACAAGAACCCCAAGCGCGGATCCGACAAGAACAAGCCCGGAGCTGCTGCCAGCGAGGGCAAGGTCAAGGTGCCGGAGAAGGTGAACAAGATCTTGCAGGGCAAAAGCGACGACTTCAATGAACGTTACAAGGAGAAGCTGGGCTACGGTGTTAGCGTGGCGAAGCTTCGTGTGGTCTACCAACGTGGGGTTGGTGCATTCCAAACATCCCACAGCCCAAAGGTGTCCAGCAGTCAGCAGTGGGCTTTGGCTCGCGTAAACGCTTTCCTGTACTTGGTGCGCAATGGGAAGCCCGAGAACGCCAAGTACACCACTGACTACGACCTTTTGCCAGCAAAACACCCCAAGGCTGAAAAATAACTGCACCCCGGCGTAAGCATTAGGGGGTCAAAAACGTCTATACCAAAACGCACACACATGAACATCCAACAACGCGTGCAAGACATCCTTAACCGATTCGACGTCAACTTGACTGTCACGGAGGAGAAGCGCACAGAGATGGCAGAAGTCACTCTCGAAAACGGCACCGTGCTCTATTCTGACGACGAGTTCGCAGTCGGAGCAGAAGCCTACATTATCAATGACGAGGGCGAGCGCATCAGCGTTCCCGCTGGAGACTACGAATTGAACGACGGTCGCTTGTTGGTCATTGGAGAAGGTGGCAAGGTGGAGGAGATCAAAGGAGCTCCCGAAGCTGAGGAAGCTGCCGAGGAGAAGGACGAAGAGCGCGTGGAGCAGTCCGCCGAAACCGAGGAACCAGCAGAAGCTGAGGCCGAGGAGGAAGAAGAGATCGAAATTGAAATCGAACTTGAAGACGAGGACGAGGACAAAAAGAAGCCCACCTACGTCACCCGTGCCGAGGTGGAGGATATGATAAAGTCTGCTTTTGCAGCCCTCAAGGATGAAGACAAGGACAAAGAAGAAATGTCCGACGTGAACCCAGAGGCACCCAAGGCTGAGGCAGAGCCCGAAGCCAAAGCGGTTGAAGCCCCCGAGGCTGACCCCATTGCAGAGGAACTGGCTGCCGTCAAGGCTGAACTTTCAGAGATGAAAGACGCTGCCGTTCCCATGCTCAAGCACGCCACTCCAACGGCGCAGCCTGAGCCCATCGACTTGTCTACACTTAAACTACAGGAGCGCGTCGCCGTGCTTCACTCAAAATTCTCTCAGAAATGAGCCTTTACCAATTCAACAACGCCAGCATTGGCCTTGGAAATTATGCAGGTGAAGCAGCTCGCCCTTACGTGGCGGCGGCGATCCTGTCAGCAGACACCATTGCGAACAACTACGTGCAGGTGCTGCAAAACGTTCACTCAGTCGCACAGCTCCGGAAGTTCTCCGGCGTGAACATTGCTGCACAAACGTGCACGTTCACTCCCGGTGCCTCCGGTCCTTTGACTTTGACGAGCCAAACCTTGACCACTTCACCATTGCAGGTGAACGAGCAGGTTTGCAACAAAGACCTCCGTGCTACATGGGAGGGCATGCAGATGAGCGGAGAAAGCTCCGCTGCTCCTGCCGACTTCACCACTTACGTTGCTCAGTACGTCGCTGCTCGCGTGGCTGCGTCCATCGAGGGCAACTTGTGGCAGGGTAACTACGACGCCGACGGATCCGGTGGCGGAGCAGTGGCTTACAACAGCTTCAACGGCTTGTCGAAGGTGTTGCTTGATGCAACCCCCGGTTACGAATCTGCTACTGCTGGTGCCTTCACCGCAGACAACGCAGCCGTGACTGGCATCCTGACCCGCTTGGACGACCTCGTAAACAACGCGCCAAGCGAGATTCAGGCTGACCAAGAGGCTGTTATCTACATGAGCAAAAAATCTTTGTTCATGTTGCAGCGTGCTATGTCCGGATTGGTGGACCGCGTTGTCGCAGGTGAGGGTTCTGCTGCAGCATTCTCGCCAACGTTCTTGGGCGATGCTCGTCCAATGATGTACCTTGGTTTCGCTATCGTCTGCCCTTCAGGCATGCCCAACGACACCATCATCTTCTGCAACCCCAACCAGTTGTACTTCGGCACAAACTTGTTGACCGACCACATCAACGCCAGCATCCTCGACTTGAGTGGTGTCACTGGTGATGACGTGACTCGCGTTATCATGCAGTTTAGCGGAGGAACCCAGATCGTTGATCAGGGATCCATCGCAATGGCTCGCCGTAGCTCCTAATTAACCCGAGGAACGCGGGGGGGCAATAAGGCTCCCCTGCATCCTCCTAACCTCTGACATCATGGCTTGTAGCCTTACAATTACAGGACGGTCTTTACCTTGCCGCGACGCCCTCGGAGGTGTGAAAAAGGTTTGGATTGGACCATTCACAGACGGCATTTGGGGCGCAGTAAGCGCAACAACAGCCGGTGAAATTGACGACAGCACAGCGGCATTGGCCTTGGAGGACTTCGTAAGCCCCAAAAACACCTCAAGCTTGACACAGACCGTCAACTCCTCAGTGGAAAACGGGACTGTGTTTTACTCACAGGTGCTTTCTTTGGTTTGCAATAAGCCCGTGGCGGCTGACGTAGTGGAGATTCAGAACCTTGCCAAGGGCCGCCTTGCGGTCGTGGTGCAGGATATGAACGACAACTACTTCGTCATTGGACATACTCGTGGTGCTGAGATGACAGGCGGCACAATTGCGTCAGGCACAGCCTTGGGCGACCTCAACGGATTTACCTTGGAGTTCACAGGCGAGGAAGCTATCCCGGCTCCTTTCTTGGATGCTACAAGTGCAGCCGCTGGCAGCGTCACCTTCAACGTCACACCGTAATAAACACCGGGCCAAAAGCCTTGGGACCGTTTATAGTTACAAAAGGAGGGGGAGGGCGTTGGCTCTCCCCTTTTTTGATAGCATGATACACCTAGCACCTAACGCCGCAAGCAACGTTGTAAGCATTTCGCCCTTTCAGGCGCGAAAGTATCTTGCTACGTTCACTCACTACCTGCTTGTTTTAACCAACGAGGCGAGCGAGGCAACGCACAAGGCGGTGCTCAACACGTCGGTGGACAACAAGAGGCAGACAAAGTTTGACTTGCCTACCGATGCGAATGCAGCGGGCGAGGTGCTTATCACGCAGTCAGGGCTCTACACCTACACAGTGTACGGCCAAAACAGTTCGTCCAACACCGACCCAACAAACGGCACGGTGGTGGGCATTTGTGAGACAGGCACGGCACGTGTGACTGCATCAGCTGCGTGGACTACACCAGCCATTTCGATCCCCGACAACGTCGTATATTACGAGTGAACATGGATTTACTACAACTCAAAGAATACCAGGCCAAGAGCTACGCGGAGTCAACAAGTCGCGATGGCTATATGAACTACGGGGACGACAACCTTTTCCCGCAGTACCTCATTGACCTGTACCACTCCAGTGCCACGCACAATGCCTTGTGCACCTCGATTGCTTACATGATCTTTGGTGACGGCGTGCAGTCGGACGACTTCGACGCCAAGCTGAAGGTGCAGGAATGGGGGCTCGACGATGAGATCCGCAAGGCGTGCCTTGACCTGAAGATACAGGGAGGGTTTGCCTTGGAGATCGCCTACAACCTCGGGCGGACATCAATTAAGAAAGTGAAGCACTGCCCGTTTGAGCGCGTCCGTTCGGGTGAGGTCAACGACGACGAAAAAGTAGAGTTCTACTACTACTCGGAGGACTGGAGCGACCCCAAAATTGAGCCCGTAAAGGTGCGGTGCTTCAACCCTGAGGACAAGAACGAGTACCCTCACCAGATCCTATACGTGAAGCCGTTCTCGCCCGGTTCGTACTACTACCCAAAGCCCGACTACGTAGGTAGCATAAACTACATCGAACTCGACAAGGAGATCGGCACCTACCACATCAACAACATCAAGAACGGGCTGGCTCCATCGTTCACCATCCACTTCAAAAACGGGGTGCCCTCGGCTGAGGAGCGTTACAAGATCCGGAACGACATCGAGCGTCAACTCGGTGGAGCTACGAATGCGGGCAAGTTCATTGTGACTTACTCGGACCAGCCGGAGCGCAAGCCCGACTTCGAGCCGTTCCCGTTGAGCGATGCAGATAAGCAATACCAGTTCCTGAGCGAGGAGGTGGTCGCTAAGATCATGGTAGGCCACAGAGTGACATCGCCCATGCTGTTTGGCGTCATGGTCAGCGGCAAGCTTGGCGGCGGTCTGGAGCTCAAGACAGCGAAAGAGATCTTCACCAGCGAAATCATTGAGCCGTACCAAGACATCGTCACGCACAGCATTGAGCGCATACTCGAAGCGGCTGGCGTTCCTGCTCAGGTGGGACTCGTAGAGGCCGAGACAGAGGAAGCCAACGTGGAGGTCAGCTACACAGGCATCCAAATCAGCAGTGCGGTAGACATCATTGCCAAGGTTGGTACTGGTGAGCTCAACAAAGAGCAAGCCACCCAGCTATTGGTTGCTATGCTCGGCTTCGACCGTGAGACAGCTACCATGATGTTTGAAGACGTCGAGGTGCAAGCTCCTGCGGTAGAGATGAGCGAGGAGGCAGTCAACCTTGCCTGCGACTACCTGATTGAGATGGGCGAGGAGGAGGAGGACTACGAGGGCTGGGAACTGATTGATGCCCGACGGGTGGACTATGATACCGAGGCCCAGCAGGACGCCATGTGGAGCTTTGCAAGGGCTATTCCCGGCAGTTCTGCCGAGCGTGGTAGCCGTGGTACCTCTGAGCAGGACAACGACGTAATTCGCGTTCGCTACGCCTACATGCCCAAAGTGACAGGCGACCAAGGTGTTGCTACCTATAATTCACGCGACTTCTGCAAGCGCATGGTCGGAGCAGGCAACAGGGTTTGGCGCAAGGAGGACATTGCATCTGCATCACAAAGAGCTGTGAACCCCGGATGGGGACCAAACGGAGCAGATACTTACGACCTGTTCCTGTACAAGGGCGGTGGATCTTGCCAACACTTTTGGGAGCGTCGCACCTACCTACGCAAGAACAACAATCGGGTCGGGGTCAACCGAGCCCGTGCAATCATTCGTGAAGCAGGGCTGCCAGCTATGGAGCAGAACGACCGTCGGGTTGCAGTCACTCCCCGAAGTATGACCAACCGTGGCTTTTTGAACCCCCAAAACATCACAACCCCGCAGTAATGGCACTGACAGCTGAAGTTCTCTTTATCAACCCAGACTACCTCAAGCGCATTACGCAGCTCAACGGCAGTGTGGAGGAAGCAGTAATTGTGCCGGGTGTGATCTTGGCACAAGACAAGTACATGCAGCAGTTCCTTGGAACAGACCTGCTCAACAAGCTCAAAGCGGACGTGCAGGGTGGGTCGGTATCGGGCAACTATGAGATCTTGCTTGACTCGTATGTGCGTAAGGCTACGGCGTGGTGGTGCATGGTGGAGTTGCTACCCAACCTCTACGTCAAGCTCGACAACGGGGGTTTGGTTATTAGGTCAGCCGAGAACACCAATGCCATCGGCCCTGACGACCTGCATAGGGAGATCGAGAACGCCCGACAAAACGCGCAGTTCTACACAACACGACTGGTGGACTACCTCACCAACAACACGACGCTGTTCCCAGAGTACAGCTCAAACAACGGTGCTGACATGCTCCCTCAGATTACTGCCTACTACCAAAATGGCATGAGCATCAGCGGTGGCTATGACCAAGTAGACCCCGAACTGGCAAGACGGTTTCTCAAATGACCCGGGAGGAAAACGAGAAGGCCTTGCGTGCATGGCTGGCTAAACAAGAGAAAGAGCAAGACAAGCCAAAACCACAGACATGAACATTGAAGGGCTGATAACTTTGGTGCCACCTTTGGTGGCAATTGTAGGTGTGTGGGTGAACTTCAATGCAGAGGTGGCAAAATTGAAAGGGCGCGTCTACCGTCTGGAATCAGACAATCACGAGCTCAAAACCATGCTAAAGGAATGCGTCGAAGGCATCCAAGAGCTCAAAATTTTGCTGGCCAAAAAAGGTTTCTAACATGTACAAATACTTCAAGCTCACAGAGTTCGACAGCCCTGACCAGCCCGGTTCGGGCGAAATGATGGAGCCCGCAGTCGTCTTGGCGTTAGATAACGCAAGGGACCTTGCGGGTTTTCCGTTTGTGGTGACGAGTGGCTTTCGAAGTATTGCTCACAATCGCAGTTTGATCCGTGCAGGGCTTCCTGCATCGCCCAAATCCAGCCACTTGCTTGGATGGGCTGTGGACTTGCGTGTTGACAACAGCGAGAGAGCTTACCTCATGGTCGAAGCTTTGCTCGATGCGGGCTTCAACCGCATAGGCATCAGTCAGAAATTCATTCACGCAGACATGGACCCTAACAAAAAAAGCAATTTACTGTGGACATACTGAGAAAGGGCCGAACGGTTCACCACGTCGACCTCGACTTCATCAAGCGAGGAACAGACAAACACCTGCTGTTTATCTCCGACGTCCACTACGACTCCGTTAAATGCGACCGCTCGCTGTTGCACCGACACCTCGACGAGGCTAGGCGCATCGGGGCGGGCGTTTTCATTTTCGGCGACTTGTTCGACTTGATGCAGGGGCGGTTCGATCCACGGGGCAACTACTCAGAACTCCGACCCGAGTACAAGAGCTGTACCTATGTGGACGAGGTTATACAAGACGTGGGGGAGAAGCTGGCCGAGTACAAGGACGTCATCCGGTTTATCTCACGAGGCAACCACGAGACCAACATCGAAAAGCGCATGATGGTTTCACCCATTGACAGGGTGGCCCAAATCATTAACGCAGCAGGTGGCAGAGTAGAGACAGGAGGCTACGCAGGGTGGCTGGGCATCACTTGCCATCGAGGTAAAAAGAGTGCGAAGCGATTCATGGTGCATTACCACCACGGGTACGGAGGAAACGCGAAGCGGTCCAAGGGGGTGCTAAACAACGACCTTGATCTTGCACAGTTCCCTGACGCGGACTTTCTTGTGCGGGGTCATGACCACAACAAGTGGTACCACCCCGTTACGGTGGACAGGATCAACCAAAAGCTCAAGCTGGAACAGAGCATGCGGTACATTATGCGGCTGGGATCCTACAAGAAGCTGGGTGACAGGTTTGCTGGATGGGCTACGGAAAAGGGATTTAACACCCCAAGCCTTGGCGGGTGGTGGGTTCGCTTTGTGGAAAACAGAGACGAGTATAGGGTCGAGGTTAGGGACGCCTCGTAGTATATTGCGCACGGCCATCAGGTGGTCGAATCTTTGTTTTTTCATTCATTGGAAGAGCCTTCGGAACGCCGGGGGCTCTTTTTTTTGTCTCAAAATTTGGAAGTAGACATACTCTGTCCTATCTTTAGGACATGAATCAAGGGAAAAACGAAATGAAAAACTTAGATACCAACCCAAATCAAAAGCTCAAGAAGGGCGACAAGGTGCAATACACTCGCCAGTTCATGTTTGGCAAGACAGGCACGGAGGTTACTACCGTGGTGCTGGTGAACGGCTGTCAAGTGTTGTTGCAGAATGGTGAAACTATTTACTGCTAATCACGATGAGACCAACACCCCCAAACATTCAAGCTATCCTCGCTCAAGAGGGCTACGGAGGCATTAAGAAAGCCGTGCGTGCCAGCTACTGGGACTTGTTCAAAGCAGGTTACAATGCAAAAGAGATGAAAGAGACCCTGTGCAGGGAGTTTGGTACAGAGGATGCCTTCATTCGCAACATGATTTACTTCACCTTCAATGACTAAGAAAACCCTAAAACCCAACGGCATCTCCCACACGGTTATGCCTGAAGATCCTGCCAAGGACTACAACGAGTGGATGGAGCATATTACTGCCAAATCCATCGACCGCGACGCAGACATATTCAAGCAGAAGCTCGAAGAGCTTTGGGCTGACTTCAAAGAGCAAATCCAACAACACACAAAATGATGAAAGAAGAACGATACAACGGCTGGACCAACTACGCCACATGGAGGGTCAACCTCGAGATCATTGACGGGGACTACGATTACTGGAACGAGCACCTTGAGGAGATGGAAGGAGAGGACGAGGCAGACATCCAATACACCATGACCCAAATGGTAGAGGAGCACGTGCAGCAGATCATGGATGCCAACGACCCCGGTGACGACATGAGCAACTTGATCCGCAGCTATGCCAATGCATTCCTTGCAGATGTTTCGTACTATGAGATCGCGAAGCACTTGATTGAGCAGTACGAATTGGAAAAACAGGAAGCATGAAGGACTACTACGAACAGAAGAGCGGAGAGAGTCGCGTAAAAGGTGGACTTGACCTGCCGTCGGTGTTCATGCCCGACAACGGGTGCATCTTCAAACAGGATCGCATGGAGGAGATGGGGTACACGCAGTACCTCGACACCCAGCACCCTGAGCGCGAATACGTCACGCGGTGGTGGTTCCGTGATGAGCACAACAGAGAGAGAGTACAAAAGGCTATCAAAGCACAGGGCTTTGAGGTCGTAACTATAAACCCCTAAACAATGGCACAAGCCAAAATCACGCGGCTAGAACCCGCAAACCCCCCAACGTGGTCAGGAAACCACGGAACCATGTATGCCTTCGACGTTGAACTCGACGACGGAACGACCGGAGTTGTCAATGCAAAGAGCCCCGACAAGTGGCAAGTAGGTGCAGAGGTAGAGTACACTTCACAGAGCACGCACCACGGCACGAAGTTGAGGCTGGACAAGCCCGGTTACAATGGTCTCCCCAAGCCCTATGCAGGCGGCGGTGGATCGAGCTCAGACAATACCAAGGGCATCATTGCGTCTTGGGCTGTCGGTGTCGCTATGCAGGTGGCTGACGTCTCTGCTCCTAACTACGACCAACAGGTCATGCAGTATGCACGCCTTGCCCTTGAGGCCCGCCGTCAAATCAAAAACGAGGTGGAGCCGTGAGCGGTTGGCCTTTCAAGTACAGCACGGGAGAGCCCAAGGACATAGGGCTGTACCTCGCCTGCTGGATCCTTGAGCATGAAGGGGAGAAGAACTGCCACTTTGCTTTGGTGGAGTACGACTTAGGCTGGGACATTGGCGATTTTCCAGATGATCCGGACTACTGGATGGAAGTTACCGACCCCCGCGATGACTTAGAACAAATGAAACAATACGAAAACTCAGTACAATGAAAAACTCAAACCAGCTATGGACTGTCAAGGACATGCAAACAATCAAAATGCGGCATGCTGATGGACTATCCGACAACGTGATCGCGGAAGAGCTTGGCCGCTCCGTTGAATCAGTCAAAAGCCGTCGCTGTGCGCTGGGGTTGAAAAAGAACAACCCTAAAAAGAGAGGCAGAAAGCCATCACCCAAGCAGGATGCCAAGTACACGCGGTACAAGGCTCAGCCTCGCAAGACGGTGCGCTACCTGTGGGGGTTGTTCGAGGTGACAAAGTTTTGAGCATGCAAGGTTTCATCATCAAGCACTTTGGCAGCATTGATGCCTGTGCGAAGCAACTGAACGTGGGTAGGTCGACGGTCTACCGCTGGATGCAGAGCTATCCCCGTGGTATATTGTTGCACGCTCCGGAGATCTGCCGGGACAAGAACACCACGGCCTTTCAACTGGTTGCCGAAGTGGCAAACAGGGAGGAGGAGCTGGAGAAGCTAGAACCTATTGCACACACATGAGTGACAAGAACCTTGCACAGGGTTGGATAGACGGAGGGGGCTACGGCTCCCTCCCTCCCAACTCTCACAAGAAAAGCAGCAAGTACCACGGAGGACCACAGAAGGGCTACTACCGAGGGGTTAAGACGTGGGACCCTTGGAAGCAGAGGTGGTGGGTCATACAGACGTACCCATGAGTCACGAACGGCAATTTTGTGGGGTGTGGATCAGCGCAGACGTATGGCTGGACAAGAGGCTATCGCTGGTGGAGAAAGCCCTGCTTGCTGAGGTGGAGAGCTTCACAGGCAATGGCAAGACCTTCCACAAAAGCAATGACACCATACAGACAGAGTACGGCATAAGCAAGAACACGATTGCAAGGGCTCTGCGTAAGTTGGAGCACCTGCAGTTCGTGGACATCCGATTTAACGGCAGGGTGCGTCACGTCTCACTTCGGGAAGGCAGACTCCCCAAAATGGAGAGGCAGACTATGCAAAATGGAGATGCTGCATCCCCAAATGTGGTCGCTACTAATACAACTAAGAAAACAAGAGACAATACAACTAAAGAGAGCAAAGCGCGCCCAAAGGACTTACAACAGGTTGTAGAGGCTTTCAAGGCGGTAGGATCGGCAGAGGAGGATGCGATGCAGTTCTACGACTATTACAGCGCAAATGGATGGACGCAGGGCCGAGGCAAGCCGATTAAGGACTGGAAGGCCGCGGCAAGGGGATGGATTCGCAGAAGCTCACAATTCCAAAAAAATGAAAGAACTCGCAAAGGCACGTCAGGAGCTGGCCCAACGGACGGCTCACTCATTGAACAACATCTACGCCGCCTCGCGGATGGATCCGGTACAGGCATGGGTTGAGGGTGTCAATGTCCAAGCAGCATACAACAATCCCCAGACACAGGCCGCTGTGGAAGCAGCATTGATTGCCATGCTGGCCAAGACCCTCCGGTACTTGGACTACTCAAGGACCATCACGGCAGACCAAGACATCTTGGATGCGGTAGAGCATCTGCGGTTGGAGTTTCCAGCCATGAAGCTGGAAGAATGGGCTATAATTTTCCACCGACTCAAGACGGGGGAGTACCGCCCCGGCTATGAGCGTTTGAAACTTCCGGAACTTGTTGCTATATTCCAGCAGTACGAAGGTGAACGTGCTGAACGTCGCGAAGCCAATTGGGGTGAGCTCAAGAAGCAAACGCCCAACAATCTCGACGATGAGCAGGTGAAGGCCTTGTACGCACATTACGCACAACAACGCCGTGAAGCGAAAGAAGCCGCTGCAAAGGAAACCGAAATTGACCGCGTCCAAACAGACGAACGCGGAAGGTGGCAGCACATCCCGTACCCGAACACGCAAGACCACGAACCCTCGGGGGGCAATGGTGAAGAAGCTTGACGGGGTGTTTTCGCAGTATGTAAGGCTACGAGCAACCGACGATTCTGGTCATGGACATTGTTACACGTGTCACTCACGTCGGCATTGGTCGGAGGTTGATGCTGGCCACTTCATGAGCAGAGCGTGTATGTCTACGCGATGGGACGAGGCGAATGTGCAGTTCCAATGCAAGAGGTGCAACGGTTTTCGATCGGGCGAGCAGTTCCTTTTTAGCAGGAACCTCGACGAGCAGTTTGGGGAGGGTAAGGCGGAGGAGCTATTCATTGCGTCCAAGCAGACCCGAAAATGGACACGGGCAGAGCTTGAGGCTATGTACCACCACTACAAACGATTAGTTGATGAGCTCCGAAGCTCGAAAGGCATTTGACAGCTGGTTTACAGGCCATTACAATGAGCTTGCAGCCTCCGCGATGACCTACCACGCGGACGGTTCAGACTTGCTGCACAACACCTACCTCCGGTGCGTCGATGCACTGGAACGCAGTGGGGGAGCAATCAACAACTTTGCAGCGTACTTCCGCAGGGCTTTGTGGATTGAAGCCACAAGAGGGACCTTCAAAAAGCTTTACACGTACCGTGATTGCCCTAACGATGAGCTCCCGAACCCTGACCCTACCCGGGACCCATTCGAGCGCGAGAACGCGCTTATATTGACCCGACACCTCGCATGGTTCGATCGCACCGTGCTCAGCCTGTACTTAGATGGCTATAACCTCAGGCAGGTAGCGAGGGAAAGCGGCATACCGCACCAAACACTATACCAATCGCTCCACCGGAGCAAAAACAAGGTTCGCAATGTTTATCGTCAGCGCACAAACAAGAGCAAATAGACTCAACACCTGCCGAGAGTGCGAGCACTTCGTCAAGAGCACACAGAGCTGTGGGCCTCTCGTGGTGGAAGCCTTTACAGAGTCAAAGCTTTGCGGGTGTCACATGCCTACGAAGACACGACTGAAATGGGCGGAATGTCCGTTGGAGAAGTGGCAGGCCGTGATCAACAAAGAGCAGCTTGCCGAGGTGCAGGACTTCTTGGACACGGTGGACAACGATGTGCGTCAGTTAACGGACCAAGACCTTGCTGACCTATACAACCGTATCTTGGGCACTAACAAGCAGGCAAGTAGCTGTGGAGGGTGCAACAGAGACATGGTGCAGACCTTGCGCAAACTGATTAAACAAAGCAAAAATGAATCCACCAAATGAAAGCTTCTACCTTGCGGTAGGCAACCTTGCCCACGAAGATGGGTTTTACATGAACAGGGAGGAGGCATTGGAGCGAGTTCAACGCGGTGTTACTCGCATCGGACTACAATGGGCGGACATTATTGGCCCCGTCCGGCACAGGCCGTTTGTGGATGCACGCAAAATGGTAAGCTTGTTTTTACGTGAACAAGGCTGGACATTCAAGCAAATAGGCAAAGTCATGAACAGGGACCATGCGACAGCAATGCATCACACGCGAACCCTGTCGCACTTGATGGAGTACGAAGGCAAGACTCGTTTGAAATACCAGGAATTTTGCAGCGCATGAACCCGAAACCACTTACCTTCCGCAAGGCCAAGCGATTGCTCGGTCAATGCGACGACTGGATCCTCTTCACGTCAGAGAACACAGGAGAGGAGACAGCCAACCTCCAATGTGCCACGGCTGACGCGCAGTCATGGACAATACTTATAGACCTCGCAGCTAACGACGAAACTTTCTACAATGCCCTCGAAACAATCCTCAACACGGCCCGTGACATACGCGAAAACGGCGAATCTCCGGACCAATC